TGTACGGGGGCAGGTCCTTGTCATCTTCCGTATAAATCTCGTTGGCCGCGTTAACCAGCGTTATCGTTGCCCCAAGGTCTGCGCCCGGCGATACATTAACAACGATGCAATCAAGTGTTTCTGATCCTGCCACGCCGTACGAGGCTAGGTCGCCAGCGATAAATTCAATGGCGTTCCCTGTAGACCATTGGCCGCCGCCGTCATAGGTCGCGGTTATTTGCTTGAACTGTGTGCCGCTGCTTACCGTTCTGACGCGCACGCCGTAAGACTGGCCAGCGACCAACTCGAATGTTTCATCAATAGAAAACGTGCCCGCGCCAGTGGATTTTACAAGTCCGCTGCCAAGGCCCACATCAATGATGTCATTTTGTACAAGGACAAGATCACCCCTGGCACATGCCAAGTTCTCAATATCTGTTGTTAGCTCATACGTCTCTCTACGAAAGCGCTTTTCAAGGTATGCAAACCGCGCGTGCTTCTGAGCAAGGGCGGGATTAGTGACGCCCCAAAGCTCAAGTGACTCGGTTTGTCCGATTCGGTTTGCTTCAAGAATATCGGGATCGTAATAGGTCCACTCGTCCAGCTCCCAGTCCTGATCCTCGTTTTGAAACTCAACTGTAATGCCGTCCGATGGGGCCGGAAATTCTCGCTTTGAGCTAAAGCCGGAACTATTTTTAGGGGTGAAAATCTGCGTTGGAATCAGCTTTTCAATGTTTTGCACAACGCTGAACTTGCCGTCGCGCATTGCAAATTCAGCGCGTCCGCTCTTCGCCACGTTATTCAATACCGACTTGAGAGCAGCCGCTTCGTTGTTGTAATTGGAAGCCTCCCAGCCGTCCGCGATACAACGCAAGCGCCAAGCATCCAGGTCATCTAGCCTGATCCTACTATTGGCAACGCGGGCGCGGTTAAACGGGCCTTGCAGCACCCACCTGTAAAGCTCAGCCGGGTTGCTGCTGGTCTTGAGCGTCTGGCCAAACCATTCGCGCCAGTCATTGGCCCACACCGACGGCACAACAGATTCAGCAATAACATTAACCGAGTCCAGGTTTCCGCTGACCTGATCTGTCGCCTTGATGTTAAGCGCAATAATTACAGGCCGATAGTTGCCGCTTGGGCTGCCGACCAGCTCATCAAACCGCGTGGTTTCAAGAGGCGCGTTGCGCTGGGTGAACTCCAGATTGACCGTATCTGTCCACGGCTTGCGGCTGCTATTGCCGGGCGATAGGTTACGCGCCCGCACCGTGACAGGGGTCTCAGTCGGTGGGCTACCGTGAAGGAACGGGTCGAACGTGATTGACCGGGTAAAGAATTTGCTGCTTTTTGACCAAGCAAGAACGCTGCCAATAAAATAGCTTTCGGGCGCATTAAGAACGATATACCCGTTGCCATCGTCATACACTATGTAGCTTGTCGGTACTTGTGTGGCGCTGAACAGGTTTTTCTTTCCCCATGCCCAATCTAATGCGCCTGACCGGTACAGTACGCCGCCCCATTTGAACAGGCTGTATGGAACTGTACCCAGGTTCGCCGATGTTCTATTAAAATACCGGGCAGGCGTAAACCAATCACCAGATTGGCCCTGGTATTGAAGCTCTATCGCTCCCCCAAGGGCATGCCTGCTACCGTCTCCAACTATTATGTAGAGTCCCCGAGGGTAAGCGAATGTTACGTTCGTTATGCCCTTGCCCACAGGGATAAAGCTGTTTAACCAGCCGCTGTTCGTTCTCGGCAATTCGTCCCGAACCTGATTCTGAGCAACGTCCCTTGACCATATATCACGCAGCGTTTCGGTGTCAGAATTGTTGTACCAATCGACAACCGCGTACTCGACTTCCCCAAAGCTGCTGATGGGTACTTCGCCAATGCGCACATCAGTGACGTTCATTGGCCCGTAGCCGACGCACAACAGCATCCGATAGTATTGATCCTTGCCACGGTATTCATAATATGGATTGGCCGCATAAGCTGGCACAATCTTGCGCTTCCCAAGGATGTATGGGATTGGCTCGTAGGCTTTATTTTGGTTGCTGTCGCCTTTTACACGCTTGCGCTTTTCGTTATCAGAGATTTCGGGCTCTTCAGGGGCGAAGAGGAAAAATGTTGCTACTGATACCGCAAGCGCGGCAATGGCGAGGTTGGCGGCTAAGCCAAGTCCCGACGGCACTTGGTGCAGCGTCAGAAGATCTCCACTTGATACCTCTTGCCCCCAATCATCAACCGGGTTGCCATTAATAAACGCCCGTGTGTGATCACGAGATATCCCCGTGTAATCGCCGAAGATGGATTCAATTGTGCGCCCATCCTCAACCGGCTCTTGAATAGGGGAGAGGAATGGAGCTTTTGAAACAACGATATTAGCGGTCATTTGCTGGCCTGTATTTATAGAAACCAAGAATTCGCCCCATCCATTTGATCGTAGTGACATCATCAACTGACGGCCCTACGCCTGAGCGCGTGTGGATCATCTGCCGGTTATCAAGCATGAATCCGACGTGTATCGGGTTGCCTGCTACTGATAGCAGGGCAAAACAGCCGCGCTCTGGACTCGTTACTTGTTCAAAATGCTGGTGGTCGCCAAGCTGCTCTGCTATAAAGCCAGCCGCTTCAGTGTCCCCGCCCGGCTCATAATAAACATCGTCATAGCCCGGAACCTCAATTCCCATCAGCTTACTATAGCATATCTGGACCATTCCCCAGCAGTCAGCACCCTCCATCGAACGACCTCCGGGGACATAAGGGATGGCCAAAAGTTTACGAATCATTGTTTTCCCAGAGCGCCGGGAATGTTTGAGGCGTGAACCGCTCGCCCGGCAACTGGACATCAAGAATCGGCTCAACTTCAAGATCGACGCTTACACCTGATCCGCTTACGCTGAATGAAGTTGACTCAAATTGAGCCGGGCCAAACTCCGCAATATTGGGAGCGGATGCGGCAATCACCCACAAGTTAATGATGATTCTTTCGTCTGCCAACCGGAGCCGCCTGACGATGGCTATATCCGCCGCGTCGAAGTCGATTGTAGCCCTCGGAGTGCCCTCTGCCGTTTCCTCTGGAAGAGACAGATCAAAGCGCCCCGGCTGGTAGGTCTGGGTACTTCCCGACACGTTGCTATCAATTGACTGAGTGTTGTTAGCGTAGTAATACAGCACGGAATCAATATTGACCTCGATCAGCACAATGGACGGATCGCCAGATGACCGGCTGTAAATGTTCTTTAGAAACGAATCGCTATAAGGCATTAGGGTTGCTTCTCCAGTGCGATAGACAGACGCCACATTTCTCCACCCAGTGGTTTTAGGTCGTACGACTCAGTAAATTGGTAAGCGGAGGTGCCGCCGTAAAGGAAATCCGGCTTGTCAAACTCTAGCCCGCCGTTGTCGAGGTCATCCCGGAAAAATGCTATGAACGTATCAACCTGAGTGCGCTTGATCACATAGGTTTCCGAGACGTCATGCACGGCTGCGGTGAAGCGGGTTCGCTGCTTTGTCAGGCCGTCCATACCGCTTCTGATAACAGTGCTCTGTGGGATGTCTGAGAAGCCGTTAGTATCAGGCAGTTGGGGTAGTGATGCGGGCCAAGTAGCCATCAGACGCGCCTCCCTTTGGATTTCAGATCAAACTTTGAGCCTAGCTGTTTGTCAAACTCGCCCGACATCACCTGTCTCCGTACCGTGTCGCGTATCGTAATCTGCATCTGTCGCTGACCCTCGGGGCCTGTTGTCTCTTGCGTCTGGACATCATGGCCTGTTGATGTGGTTGTCTGGTCATTGATGGTGACACTGATACCGCCTCCACCGCTGCCTACTCGATCCAATGTTGTATCTAGCTTAGCGCTGGTCTCGGAAGTTACGACACGCTCACCCTTCTGAAGGTTCCATGTTCCGTCTTCCGGTACTGAGTCGATACCATCGTGAGCCATCCCAGCCGCTGTCAAGGCAGAAACCGCAGTTACCATTGGAGTAGTCGCAGCGACTGCGGTTAGGTATGCAGCTGGAGCCAGAGCCGGCCCAGCCACAGGTATCGCGGCAGTTGATGCGTATGCAGCAAGGCCGGCCATCTGTTGTTGAGCTAAAGCGTTTGCCGTAGCCGTCGCAGCGTAGGAAGCCTGAGTCGCGGTAGTTGATGCGGCGATAGCGCCCGCTTTTGTAGCCTCCGATGCAACGACAGCGCCTGTCTCTACGCCGATCCCTGCCAGTATAAGCGCTTGGTTAATGGCCCACTGCGCAGCTATTTGTGCAAGTGAATTAACGACGCCGCGCAAGATGGCGTCTGACAGTCCGTACATGGCGTCGCCAAGGCTCTCAGAATCAAAAATGATGGATTCAAAAGCACTACCAAAGTTGGCGGCAAAGTTATCTATTACTGTTTTGCTTAGCTCGTCGAAGTTCTGCAAGTTTTCTTGTGCTGATTCAAGGTACTTTTCCCAATAGCCAGCGTTCAGGTCGCTAAGCTCCTTGTTTTTTTCGTCCTTCCAGTTGAACAAGCAAATTCTTCTGAGCTTCCCCGGTCTTATTTGTGCTATTAAGAATAATGTCGCGGCGTCGCTGGTATGAGGCGAGGACGGCATCTTCTTCAGACAGCAAGCTGGCTGCAATTCCAGAAGCCTCTGTGTTTATTGATGCCTGTTCTTGTTCTGCGTCCAAGGCCCCCCGGATAGCCTTCTCCAGCGCGACGTATTCAACGGCCTCCGCTGCGGTCAGTCCTTTGTTTTCAAGCATCAGCTCTTTCTTTGTTTCCATGACTGCAATTTCAGCTTCTGATGCTGATATGCCAGCCTCTACCAAGGCGTTTTCTGCTCGCAGGTACTCAAGCTCTAGGAGTAGTGCTGCGGTGGTTTCGGCGGTTGCTTTTGCAGACGCCACACTTGCAGCAGTGTCTTCTTTTCTTGCTTCAGTAAATTCCTTCAGCCTAACTTCTGCGCCGTCTAGTTTCCCTTGCAGTGTTAGCGTTTGTTCTTGAAGATTTCGGCTTGCTTCTGACGCGCTGGTCAGCTCTCTGGCGTACTCGGTTATTCCGCTGGCGTCTACGCCCAGTATTCCGCCGCTTCCACTTGTATTGCTAGTCATCTGAGCAGCATCAGCCACCCGCTTTGCAGCAACTTCAGCAGCGGCGGCAACCTCTTCCATTTCGGTTTTAATGTTTTCAATTCTGAGGCGTAGCGCGGCTTCGCTTATTCCGTCGATTGATTCAGCAAAGGCATCCACCTCGCCGGTTGCCGCCGTTAATTCTGGCCGCACCAGCCCAAGCTCTTCTCGGAAATAATAGAGTGATGCGGCGGCAATAAGTAAAACGCCGACTGGGCCGCCAACGAATGCCATAGCCCTAGAAAGAACGCCGGCTGCTACGGCGGCCGCGCTCATTGCTACCGTTTGCGCTCCAAGTGCAACCCTATGCCTAGCAGATGCTATTGTTGCCGAGTTTACTGCTGCCGTTTGCGCCGTAACAGCGGCGGCATTGCCCTGCGTCCCTGCCGTTGCAGCTACCTCTATTCTGGCCTTTTGAAGAACTGCAAGTGTTGCGTTTTTTTCTGCAAGGGTGCGCCTTACTAAAGCTTGGGACGCTAGGGCCTGCGCGTTTGTGGCGCGGATTGTGGCGGCAAAATTTAGAAGAGATGCCTTGGCATTTGTGACAAAGGCCGCAGTGCCTATCGCCAAAGCCCCTGCCAGCTTACCACCAACAACAATGGCAACAACCGCCGCAGCATCTGCCACCTCTTCTATGTTCTCCGCAACCGCCAGAGACGCATCCCGAAACGAATCCAAACCGTCCAACGCGGCGGGGGCGATAATCGAACCCACGGCTGAAGCGGCTTCGTCGGCGGCGTTTTTAACTAATTGTAATTGAGCGCTGAATGACTCAGAAGCAATGGCCGCTTCTTTGTTCAACGCTATATTTGCATCCCATTCTCGGTTGGCCTGGGATAGAGCATCTGCGAGTACATCCGTTCGAGTTGCTAGTGTCCCGAGAACTTGAGTTGCCCGAACGCCGTTTAAGCCCATCGCTTCCAGGGATGCTGAAACATCTCCGCCAGATTGCTGTATCTGGCCAAGGCCGTTTACAAAATCCTGAAAAACTTTAGCTGAATTTCCGTTGAAGAAGTCTTCGCGCAAGGCGTCACCGGTACGCCCCGGTAATTTTTTCCAGTCGCGCTAGTTCATCGCCCCCATTGCGGATCGCGTCATTGATTGCTTGGAAAGAAAGGCCGATCTGTGTGCCGCCAGACTCTGCCTGTACGCCTACCGCCTTTAATGCAGTGGATATGCCAAGGACTTGCGCCGCACTGACATCAAACTGAGAGGTGGACTGTGATACGCGAGTCGCTACGGCCGCAATCTCTGATTCTGTTGCGGCGAAATTATTACCCAGCTGTACGATGGTTGAGCCCAGCCGGTCAACTTCACTGATTGCGGTGCCGGTTACGGTAAGAATCCGCGCAAGGGATGTTGCTGCCTGCTCGCCAGATAGGTCAGACGCCAGGCCAAGCTTGCCCACGGTCTCGGTAAATCGAAGAATGTTGTCTGTTCCGCTTACGCCAAGTTGGCCGGCGCTCTGTGCAATCGCTAGCAGTTCAGCCGATGTTACAGGCAGGTCACGAGATAGCTCGCGGATGCTTTGGCCTAATCCAGAAAGCGCTGCGCCGGTAATGTCGGAAGTCTTGCCAACGCCGATCAATCCGCGCTCAAAGTTTGCAAATGAAGCAAGCGAGCCTTGCAGTGCAGCGCCGATGCCAAGCGCACCAAAAGCCACGCCAAGTTTTTGAACGGTTGACGTGGTTGTTTGGCTTTGCCGGTCAAGGCGGTCAAGATCGCCAGTAGCGCGACGTAACCCGGAGCTATCGACATGGAAACCTAAGCTCGCTAAATCCATTCTGGTGCACTCCGGTTACTTCGTTGCTTGCGCCGTCAATTCGGCTGATCTGTCTCGGCTGTCCATCAAATGCGCTTGCATTGCTTCCAGCGTCTCTTCGTTGCGCTCGATATAGGGCACGTCGTCTGCAATGTCTCCTTGCTCGCT